AAAACCATAAAAAGCCAACATTGGAACAGCCGATATATGAAGTTGATTATCAAGATCTGATTGTGTTTGATAAGCTTTAAGATTTAATTCTGCTATATCCTCCATTGGTGGACGTGATTCCATTAAATTCACTCTGTTAGCATAAGCAACAGAAAAAGGGATCTCATTTAAAGTTGTTTTACCTTCGTCATAAACAGTAAAATCTCCGTTATCGTTTTTTCTATGAATTTCAAAAGCTCCGGGTGTTAAAACTCGAACCTGTTCAACTTGTACTTCCCCATAGGCTCCTTCTGGTTCTATTACCTTTTCTAATAGTCTCAACTGTGTGAATTTCTGAACGCCATCTATAAACTCCGTTCTCCAGCCAAGAATCTCTCTAGGCGTATATGTGACCCAATAAGGACGGCCATTAGCTTCGGCAGGTGCGTCAACTAAAACCCCAACGTGTCCATAACGGATCATTTTTCGAGCCGTTTCGTATGTCCATACGTTTAGGTCATTACCTTGTAAATCGACATCAAATAATTGCTCTCGGATATTATCGCTAACTTCGTTTAATCTGACAGGCTTTCTTGTTAACATTCCAGCCAACATCCTTTCAAGTCGTTGGTAATAAGGAGGACAAACAGATCGAGCAAGTCTATTGTCATATGATTCATCTATTTCTCTTGGCTCTTGGGGTAAATATTGTCTATGTTTAGAACGCATTTCATAAGTTCCGCCATTAAGATTCTCGATAAGAATCCAATGAGGCTCCATTGTTAGCCAAGCATTGCAAGGATCATTAACGTCTGCTGTTGCTCCTGCTTTTTCTCGGTTGTAGTAGTTGAATCCGCTATACAAAATAAAAACCTCAATCTATGTTAATAGTTTAGCCATTTTTTAATAAATCCTAACGCCTGTTCTGCGACCTGTCCCCATGTGTAATGGATTAAACTCACGCCAGATTAAATAACCAAGTGCGTCATTCATGTGATCGTAACCAGCTTCTTTGTCTGGTTCTCCTTTTTCGGTATAAGATTGAAGTTCTAAACATTCAATAACTTTTTCACATTTTGGTGAAACGTGAAAACGAATAATACCCTTTCCATTCTCTAGTAATGCCTGTACTGCCGCAACCCTATCTCTGACATAAGGGTTTGAAGGACCACTCATGTTTTGAATTTTGTACTGATCCAAAATTTGGATGTCGGTCTTCGCAGCGTTTGTAGCTCTTGCTCCGCCTGAAGCATCTGGATATCCATAGATCGTGTTATGTGGAAATCTTCTTCGGATTTCTCTTGCCAATGAGTCTGTGTCATGTTCTCCGCTAATCTCGTCAAATATGAACAGCTCTCCTTTCTGAACTACTCCAATAACTGCACTCATGTTGTCAATATTAAAGTCGATTCCTATGCGAATAATGTCTCGAGAAACGTCTGGGATTTCAGTTGTAACGTGCTTTTCTCGATTAAAACGATCATAAACTTGACCTGTTGTGAGATTGCAGAACTCACCTTCGGTATAAGCTTTAACTAAGCCAGCAGGGTAGTTTTCAAGAAGTGCTTGTAAGAAGTCAGGAGGAAGGTAAGGATTATCAGCAGTCCGAGCTTTGTAGAGTTGTCGGTCTGTTCTATCTCCTTCTCTGACAAATAAATTATAGAATGTTCCAAAACCTTCTGGTGTAGAAAATAACCCTAATTGCCTTCTTTTCCCTGCTCTAAGTCTTCCTAAAAATTTCTCAATAGCTCTTTGAGCTAGTTCTGGTTTTGTAGTGTCTATCTCGTCTGATCCAATAAATGACAGGTTCACACCGACAATCCTTTGCCAGTTTTCCATGCTTCTGCAAAGAATTGTTACATTTCCTGAAGGAAGGTCTAATTCGTACTCGGGTAACGGACTCGCTCTGTAGGTGTACCGAATCCCATGCGTGTCCCAAAAATCCTCAAGGGAACGCTGGCTAACATCACGAACCAAAGAACCAGTAGGGGCGAATAAAGCACCAACAGTATTGGGATTGTCCAAAGCACATAGCGTTGCCCACGCACACATTGTTCTGGTTTTTCCTGCTCCATAACCTGCACAGAATCCAATTATTCGGTGATCGAAATCTTCACATATAGGTTGCTGGTATTCTAAGAGTCCGTCAAGGATTCTTTGCTTAATGACATTAGTAGGACCTAATGAATCTTTTTTTATTTGATCTCTTCTGCGGTGAAGTTCAAGACGAGCTAACGCTTGAATCTTTGCCTGAATTTCAGGTGTCGCTGCCCAAGACTTCTGAAGGAGATTCCCCATTTGCCACTCGTTGTAATTGATCTGGAGTCATAACTCCAATCAGTCTCGTAATAGCTTGAGCCTGATCTTGCTGTACGACCTCGACCCGATCAGTACGCTTACCTCTGGTTTTTTCATACCACATCATAGCGGTAGTATCGCCACCGATAGCCTTATCATGCAACGCCTTCCCAACTGCCGCAAGGCCTTTCGCCCGACCCCTCGAGATCGCTGCAAAAACTTCATCATTTTTAACCCATGTACTGTAGGTACGAGGAGAGATCTCAAGAATATGAGAAATCTCTTTTTGCGACATTCCGATTGCCGATAAATTTTCAATTTGGTTAATATCTCTCGCAGTAATTTCTATCTTCGGACGACCTCCCGAAAACTCGGTATCTCTATGTTTTCCAATTGTTTTAGCCATCTTCTTTTTGTATTTGGTCAAGCCTTTCTGCTGCTAGTTTTGCCATTAATCCTATAGCAATAGCATTATTTGTGACTTTTTCTCCGATCTTCGTGCGAACAACAGTATCGAAAAATCTATCAAAATCTTCGTAACGAGCAACAAGGGTAGGATCTTTTCGTCCTTGTTTCTCAAGTGTATCTATAAAACCAGTAACTTCTGCAAGTTCGTCTGGAAGAAAAGCTAAATTTAAATCAACATATTTAACAACTCCTATAGACAGAGAAGAAACGTCTATAGAATCAACTCCGAAATCATCATCTGTTAATCCTGAATAAAGCTTTTCATCTAAGTCTAAAGAATCATAAAGCCCTTTGAGAATTGCAGGATCATCCTGACCACTAATAGCATTATGTGATAACTGTATGGAGCGTAATCTTTCATCAGGAACAAATCCCTCAATCAATATTGCATGACATTTCTCTAGGTTTGCTTGTTTTGCTGCTTGAACTCTGTGATTACCTGAAATAACAACGAGATTATCTTGAGCCTGTTTATAAAAATCAGGATTCTTTTCTTTGTCGGCTCTATAAACAAGAGGGAAAGAAGTTAAGCATCCATCTCTGGCAATGTTCTCAGTTAAACGAACCATTTGGGAGTTCGTCATAAACCGAGCATTTTCAGACAGTAGCTTTAGCTCTCCTACCTCTACGTCCAGTATTTTGGTTTTTAGTTTTGGAGAGGCCTGAGTAGCGGTCAAACCACCTTTCATAGATGCTGCTGATGGAGCAATTTTCTGGATACTTGCCATATTGAAGAACGTATTTGTTAGGGTTGTACTCGTAGCCGGGTTCAAGCATGACTTTGGCATAGTCTTCCTCGAAAGGCTTCCGAGAAATTAATTCCATAATATCTCGGTATTTCATAGAAGAAGGATTTCGGGATCTTGCAGTTGTGCAAAGATAATCGACTGTCTGAAGTTGAGATATTTCAATAGGTCTAAGAACTTCTTTGCAGCAAGCAAGTAAAACAACAAGCTTTGAAAGTTTACATTCTCTGGAAGTTACAGTATCGGACAGAATATACATACAACGCTTCCTCGTTTGATTACCAAACACGCCACCATCAGGTGAGCGAACAGTAAAAGGTGCCCAGTTATAAACAATAATGCCTACAAGCATATCTTCGATCCAGACGAACCTAGACCAAGCTCCGGGACTATGTGTAATTCCTCTTGCAAGGTAAATATCTTTTATGTAATTACATTCCTGATATCCTGCAACTGTAACTGTGCATTTTGAGTCTCGTTTAATAAGTTTAGGATCTGGAAGTTTGTAGTTAAAAGGATGAGCAGGTCTGTATAAATGACGGACAGAAGATTTTCCAGTATTTGTATAACAGTAATGAGGATTCTTACGTTTAATTTTAAATTCAATATCAGGTCTTCTATTCTTGAATAAATGACCACTAAGAACGACATAAGGATTTCCATATTTATCTATCTCTTCGGTTGTGTCTTCAAGGGTCAGAGGGTCATAAGTTTCGTATGGCGGTTCTTTCCAGTTAGTGTTTTTTAGTAACCAAGCAAATTCTGATTTTTCATAATGGCCGACAACGAAAGGAGGGAAAGTTAAAAATCCAGCTCCTTCTTCTGCTGCGTTTTTAGCATGAACACGCCAATCTCCAGCAAAATATTCGTCAACAGGATTTAAAGCTTTTAGTTCTGCTAATCTCTGAACACCTGTCTGAAGGAAATCAGAGGCGTTATCTATCATGTTTTGATAATGTTTCTGAGAATAAGGGTTATTCCCTCTAAATCTTTTTATGGCCTGAACAAACAAAACAGCAGCGACTCTGGTTGGATAATCGTTTCCGTTTTTTCTTATTAAGTCTTCTATAAACTCAAGTTCGTTTATGAAATCAAAATCCTCATGTTTATCTGTAAGGAATCCAGCTATAGCTCCTGTCCAAAGGCTTATGTCATTAGAAACTATTCTTATATCGGAATATCTCTGACGAATAGCTTGCTCAAGCTTAAAAGAACCAGAGCAACCAATATAAACGGAAGACCAATCTTTCATTGGAACAGCTCCTAAAATTTGTGCTACGCATTGATTAGGAACAGTACCGAAGAAAGTCAAATTGCACCCGAAGAAGAAATGAAGCGGAAGGAAGGATTCGAACCTTCGGTCTGTAAGTGGTACTTACAGGGCTGACCACAGATCCGCATTACAAAATACTATAGACAATGTTAATAACATTGACAACTATTCGTAATCTTATTAAGATTAAGATGTAATAAAAACCACAAACTTATGGAAATTTTTGAGAACACAACAGCAAATAACGCTGGAGTTGCTAAAAGGGCAATTGAAAGATTACTTAAAGTAATAACAAATGGCGAGGTTGGAAGAGCAGGACTTGATCGCTCTAATATTGGACAGCTAGAAGAAGTTTTAGATACTTTAATTCTTCTGGAGTCTCTAAATAACGAGCCATTAGAAGAAGCAAGAACCCAGTTAGAGACTGAGAATATTACAAAAAACGCTAACACTTGACAAACTCATTTATTCTTAATAAGATTAAATTGTAAACAAAAAACCACACCATGAAACTATTAACAAAAGCACTTGAGAAAAAGCTTCCAGCTATATATGCTCAAGACGGAAAAGGCGACAACGCTAAAGCTTACGTCAAGTTCTTCACCCCTTGGACAAATTGGACTTGGTACGTTACAGAATACGATCCAGAAACAGGCGATTGCTTCGGATTAGTTGAAGGCCATGAAACAGAACTTGGTTATTTCAATCTACACGAACTTCAAGCTATTAAAGGTCCATTCGGATTAAAAATAGAAAGAGACATTTTGTTTGAAACAACAACTCTTGGAGAGATCAGAAAATGAGAACTTTAACCATGTTTCTAGCAGCAGGAGGAATTTTCTTCTTTGCTTTGGATACGACATTGCAAGAAATGACTTATCACGATTGCAAGGTTCATAATATCGAATTAGCTTGCAGGTCACTCAAATGATTTCTCAGAAAGAAATGAAACTCCGACTAAGAATCCAAATGCTTGAGTATATTTTGGATATGCTTTGTCAAGAAGCAGGAAGAGATGCAACAGTTTTCCTGCCCATGAAATTAGAGGATCAAATTACTTACCTAAAGAAAGAGATCTTCGTAACACTAAACCGAATTAATTAGGAAACCACAATGGGATTTACAGAACACTACAGACACGTTAAACCTCACGAATATGAGACAACCCACAGAGATATGCTAAGGGCATCTACTGATGAGCTTATAGCTAGAGGTTACGATAAACTTTTAGAAGAAGATGAGTTAAAAGTATTAGCTCAGTATCATCTGGAAAAGTTTAAGAACTATATGCGTCCCTTAATAGATAGGGCTGCAATCTCATCTGAAATGATTATCAAAATGCCAAGATGCGAAAGCTAAACGCTTATGGATTTGGAGAGGAGATTCATTTTCCAGAATCTCCTTATGATGGGTACATTTATATGGATTATTACTATTGCTGTTGGGAATACTCAGAAGATAAAGACGAATGGATAAACTTAGACGCAGAAGGGGAGTAAATGTCTAAGATACATTTCGGAATTGCGACTATAGGTTATTTTGGAGCAGCAATCTTAACAGGAGGAATGATATTTCTAGGAAATAGCTATCGGAGACTAGCCGATACTAATGAAGCATTATCAGCAGATATACAGTTACTTGTTGAAGCCTATACCTATGGCGAGAAGGAGTGTTA